GCCGCCAGTGATAGAAGCAGAAGCCGTAGCAACGAGAGCGTCACCAGGCGTCCGAATAGGCAGGTACTCAGCCATAGCTGGTTACCCCTTTCCGTAAATGGATTCGTAAAGTTGGTCATCCTCGGACAGCGCGTTCACCCGCGGACCCTGCGACGGGTCAGGGGCCGGCTGTCGGGACTTGTTCAGATCAGCGAGGATGGAAGCAGCATCAGCCGCAAGCTCATCCTCAGAGTCGCCCTGAAGGCGCCCCACCCACTTAGCAGGCAGCCCCGTTTCGAGAGCCACCTTCTGGCGCAGGTTGTCACGCTCGTACCGTGCGAGTTTCTGAGCGGCTTCGTCGGCATCACGCCTAGCCTTCTCAATCTCGGACAACTGAGCGTCCTCACGTTCTTTCTTTTCGAGGCGCAGCTTCTCCGCCTCTTTGTTCGCCTTGTTCAGCGCGGCACGGATGCGGTCAATTTCGCCCGCGTCGGGCTGTGTAGGCTCCGCTGCTGGTTCTGCTGTAGCTTCGCCCGGCGCGGTGGTCTGTGGCGTAACCGGTTCGGCTACTGGCGCCACGGATGGGGTTGTTTCGTCAGCCATCACGGCCTCCTGATCTGATCGTTGGTTCTTCCTCATCCATCCCGGAATAGGAAACATGCGCCACTGCGGCAAACTCACGCAGGGAAAAATGAGGCAGTTAGGGGATGCCAGCCCGTCGTTCTACTTGAAAACTTGCCCGCCAGTGGAAACCCAGCGGCGGTAGTCCTTCTCAACCTGCGCTGCGATCTGCGGCGTCAGGGGTGACGTGTTGATCTTTGCCCGAGGTGTCATCGAAGGAGCGCCGTAAGGGTTCACGCCCTGCTGCACAAGCTCCCACCGGGCCTTAGCGTCAAACAGCCGCCGCTCAGCCTCAGTCATCGTGGCCCGCACGCTAGGATCCCGGCCATGAGCAATGGCATCCTCAACACGCTTACGCGCCGCACCATAAGCGCCGCCATGCCCAAGCGCGCCATAACCCTCACGCTGACCAGTGATCGAACCCAAAGGATTCTGACCACCCGGCAGGATATACCCGTACTTTTCGAGGTCCTTCAACGCCGCGGCGCGGTTGCCACCGTTAAGCTTGTAGATAGCATCAGGCGTTAGCCGCTTACCCTTGGTAAGTTCACCGCTCGCGGACCGGAAGTTGCCGCGCTTCGTCGTACCCTCAGACGTAAACGAGCCAACAGCCTTCTGCCCCCGCCGCGTGCCGTCCGCAGACTCGCCGGCAAACTTCAATCCACGCCGGCTGTTCACCACCTGAAAGATGTCACCACCGTCGCGGATCGCCTGAGCGCCCGCCTTCGTGTAGTTCTTATCCTGATCTTCGGGAGACAATGACTTGAAGTACTCGTAAGGATCATGAACTAGGCCTTCAGCCTCAGCCGCAGCCTTCGCCGTCGTCTGAACGTGCACGCAGTCACACTTGGGGTGCCGGCGGAAACCAGCGTTCCAGCGATACACTCGCCCCGCCAGGATCGAACACCGCGAGCACGACGGCGGGTTGAGCATACGTACATAGGAAACCCGATTGCGCGTTGCTGTATCCACGCCAGCCGCACCGCGGCCAGCATCAGCAACCTGAGTACGCGTCAACGTCGTCAGGAACTTCCCGCCCTGCCCCAAAGCCAGCCGAGGATCCATCCCGCCAGCAATCAGCGTCTTCACATGCGGAACAGCCCCATACAACAGGCCCTCCAGCGACCGCCCATCAGACGCAAGCCCGCCAAACCCTGAAGGGTTCACAAACCGCTCCGGCGCCTCATACAACCCCTGCTCAGCAAGAGTCGCAGCCCCATAACTAGCGCCAGCCTCAGCCGCCTTCACCTGAACCCCAGACAACACAGGAACCAACAACGGAACCTGCGCCGCCCACGACCCCGAAAGGTCCGAAAGGCTAACCTCAGACCACAGCTCAGCGCCCGCGATAACGACTAGCGCTTGGAGCCGCTGCATCTGCCGGTAATGCTTCACAGCGGCATCCGGGATCATCGCTAACCCCCGTTCACAGCCCTAGCAAGGTTCGCAATATCAGGATTCGACTTCGCCCGAGCATCCATCTCGACCATTCGGTCACGCTGTTCCTGCGTGTAGCCCAAGTCCTCGCGCGCCTGTTCAACCGGCAGGATGCCAGCCTGAACCTTCTTCACGGTCGCATCAGCTTCCTGCGCAACGGTCGGCGTAGACGGGTCGCGCCACTGAGTTTCAAGGCCCTGCGCCGCCGGATCCCACTTGCCAGTCTGGAAGCGCAGCACTAGCCGCTGCACATCCTCCCAGGCGCCGCCCAAGTAGGTGTGTTTCCGCTCAACCCGCTTCACAAGCTGAACCTCCGAAGACCGGATAGCGTCAGCCGATGTCGGGTTGTCCCCAACAAAAGACAGGTAATGCGGCGGAAGAGCGAGCATCTGAGAGGCAAGCTGCGCCAAGAGCTTGATCGAGTTATGAAAGACCGCAAGATCGGACTCTTGGAACTGCCCAAACTTCGCATCCGACTCCGTCGCCCACAGCCGCCCGGTATCACGAGACCAAACATTGAGCGGGTTGCCATTAGCATCCACAAAATCGTCAGCCTTCAACATCGCCGCCCAACGCCTCGGCATCGCGTGATACTCGCCGCTGACCATCATGTCGGTAGCCATCTTGTTAGCCGCATCAGCGACCGGAATGACATCCTGGAACTCAGAGAGCCCGTCAGGCCGCAGAATCCGGGGCCGGTTCACCAACGGAACAACCGGCACAACGCCGAGCTCGTGGTTATCAGGCGCTCCCGTCGACTGCCAGCCATTCTTGCCGGCGGCGAAAGACTCAGTCGAGTTAGGCAGATACAGCGTGGCCCGCTGCACTATCTCAGTGCCCTCACCCTCCTGCCACCGCTTCACAGCGGCAGAAACACGCCGAGTCCGAGGATCCCGCTCAGCAAACACTTGAAACGGCGACTCCACCGAGACAATAGGCGCATCCCCGTCAGCGTCGGGTGACCCCACGATGACGTAGGACCTACCCAGAACCAGCGAGTCAAGGTGCGCCTGTTGCGACTGCTCATCGAGGTCATTGGCCTGCCAAATCTGCCACAACTCTTCATCGCTCGAAGATGCGCCCCGGTACCTAAACCCGCGGACGTCGAGACGATTCTCGTACGCCTCAGCGCCGAACCGCAGCCAATTCAGCACAAGCTGACTAACGCGGTCACCAATCTCGGCCTGCATCGCCGGGGCCATATACTTTAGTGGCTGCTCGCCCTCAAAATACTTGTCCAGCTTGTCCAGCTTTGGAATCTCATGAGCAAGCTTCGTATCCAACCGAACAAGGGCCGTAACGTCAGCCATCAGGCCCTCCATCGTCTAAGAAACAACAACCCGCCGCCGCTTTGGTGGTGGTGCCGGCTGCCAACCGCTCTTCAAGGCATCAAGCCGAGCCTGGTTGGACATGCCACCAGCCATAGCAAGGTCAATTTTTTTGTCTGAGTCGTGACGCTCTTTGCGGACAACCCATAGCGGCTTGCCCTCTTCGTCAACCATCTTGATTTCGTGCTTCTGAGCGTGCCCAAGGTGTTCACCCATGGCCTTATCGCCATCGCCGTAAACCTCGCCCGTAAAAATGGCACGCTGATAGGTCCGGCACATGTAAGCCGTGTTTCGGAGGTTTCGGGAGTCGTTATAGAAGAACAGGACGACTTTGGGGCCGAACTTGGACGCAAGCTCAGACAATTGCTCATCCCAGCCCTGCGCCGGGTCGCCGTACATGCGAACAACCTTGAAGCGCCCGAAAACGTCCTCGCAAGTCTCCTCAACCTCAGCCGGATCCACAGGATTGTCCTCATCCGGAACCCACAAACCCAAGGGGACTTGCAAGCCGGTAGCCATCTCAGTCGCGACAAGCGCCGTCGTATCTTTCCAGCGCGAACCATCGAACCCAAGAGCGATTTCAGCCCCATCAGGGATCGTCGCGCCCTCAACAGCGTTCTTAGCCCACGCCTTGACGTCGTACGCCTGAGCGGCAGCCTGAGTCCAACGGTTCAGCCAAACACGCTCCAAGTAGGACGAATCAACGCCCGGGCGCTCCCACTGCTTCGCGATACCGCGCAGATCAGACCACTTAGCAACCGATGGGCCGGAAGCCTCGCGGATAGCCTCGATCCGGTCCTCATAGCGGTCTAGGTCGTACTTGATGCCCGTATCGGGGTTATGCGTTCCGGCCTCACGGTGGAAGTAGAAAAGTTCAGGCTCGGGGATCTCTCCCCGGGCGATCTTCTCTGCCTCGTCCTTGTCCTTCTCCGCGACGGAACCCTTGCCGGGCTCGCCGGCAGTCGTCGTCCCCAGCGACCAAGGATCATCAAGCGGACGCTTCGGAAGGTTCGCTTCCATAGTCTCGTAAGCGTTGATCGACGTTGACGAATCCAGCCGGTGCGTCTCGTCGTAATACTGAAACGTCGTACGCGCACCATCACGGGCGTTAGGAGACCCAGCCAACGGGACAGCTTTACCGTCCGCGCCCCGATCACCAAGGCGGATAATCCGCTCCAGGCTTGAGTCAAACAGGTCAGCATCCGGGCCCTCAGTGCACACCGTATACAGCACGCCATAAGCAAGCTCATGCACCTGCTCCTGCGTATACGCAAGCATCGGGCAATACGGGTCACGAACAGGACGCCCAACAGGATTGCCGCTAGCATCCCAGCCATCAAACCGAACTGGGCCCTCGGGATGCAACTCAGCGAACGTGAGCCAGCCGCCGAACTCTGTTTTAGCCGTACCCTTACGCCATGAAAACCGCACACGACGAAACCGACGCCGCCCAGCAAGCTCATGGCCCTTCGGATAAAGCTCATAAGCTTTCCAAATAGCGGCACGCTTTTCATCGTCAAGCTTCGCAGGCTCACCCTTCAGCGAACCAGGACCAAACACGGCCCGTTCCTCGATAAGGTCACAAATCTGACCGCCAAGCGACGGCCACGGCTCCTCATCGTAAGAAGGAACGATTACCGTACTCAAAGCGCCCTCAGAACAGCCCTAGGATCAGAACCACCAGACGATGCCGGGGGACGAACCGAACCGCGGCGCTTACTCCCGCGCTCAACAGCTTCCTCAGACTTTTCAATCTCCCACTGAAGCCGGCGCCTATCAATCGGAGACAAACCAAACCGCTGCTCCTGCAACCGAATCTCAGCCGACGCTTCCTTGCGTTCCTTCGCCGTCTCAGCAGACCAAAAATCATCCTGCAACATCGCCAACTTGAACAACCCATGACGGTCGGAATCGTCATACTCGGGAGCCATCGGAGACGCCCACAACGCACGCCACCAATCAAGCGTCATCGGATGCCAGGAATGAGGCGGCAACTCCGGAGCGACAATTGCCGCATCAGCCTTGATCGTCGCCGACGTACTCGACTTGTTTCTACGAGCCCGCGTACCAGCAGGCTTAGGCGCAGGACCGGACATCGTATCAACTCCTCAGGAAGCATTTAGGAGGGCCCGGCAAAAGTCCCGGAACCCGTACAGAACAAAATCACCCTCCCCGGCGGTCCGGATCTGCGGGGGCGGGGGGAGGGTGTTACGCCCATCCGTTGCGATCCCATGACCAATAACTGAATAGCAGCACCCTACGTAGCCCGCTCATGGCGGGCTTTTTTGTACCCAAAAACAGTAAGCA